TCGGTAGCGTTGTCGCATCAGCTTGAGGGCAGCCCGCGAGTACCGCAGGAAATGGATTGGGTGATCTTCGATCATCGAGGTGCCAAGCATCCACACATACGCGCTGTTGTCGAGGAGTTGCGCGGCCCGCAGGCCCCACATAACCGCAGGAACGCCCTCGGCGACGCCCACATAGTTCGAGATACTCGTTGACATCGCCTCATTGATTACCTCAACCGGATTGCCCTGGCGCGCCAGGTTGAGGCGATCCCGCTCTCGAAGGTACGGCACTATAGCGAGGGCGTCTCGGCTCTCCGCATCCCTGAAGGTGATGTTCACATCACATCTCCTTGAGCCAGTTCGGGCATGATGCTGATAACGGTGGCCGGGTACGGATCGTCCTGCTGCACGCACACCCATCCCCCGATCGAGAATACTTGGTCGAGCCAGATACGCTGGTCGCCACTGTAGAGGCCAAAAGCGCCATAGGGCATCAGTGGTTGCTCGTCGGTCGAGGACGTCCCTTGGGACCACGGATTCAGGGCGGTGAATGATGGGCCGTACTTGAGGCCCTGAGCGTTGCGCACCCGCACCGAGGCAGCGGCAACCTTCTTGCGCTTGCCCTGGATAGTAGCGGCCTCCGGTGTCTCTACGTAGAGCGGTTGCAGCTGTGCCTGGAACTTATACCCAACCACCACCTGCGATCCCGGCGTCGTGAGGGTAATCGCGCCGCCAGTCACTGTAAACGGTCCCTGTGCCACGCCATTCACCAGCGCGTAGACGGTAGTACCCTCCATATGCGCGAGACCAGTCACGGTGTTTACCACCGGGTCTAGACGCCATAGCCCCGGATACAGGGACTGGGCGAAGAATGGGCGAGCCGGATCGATCTCCAAGAGGATTTGGGTCGGCGATGTGACCTCAACAACGGTGCCGCGCGAGCCAACCGCATGGATCTCATATCCAACATGCCCTGGCAAGAAGATCGGGGCCGAGGCTATTGCGATCTGCGTCCCGGTCGTATTGCCAACATCGAGTTGACAATTAGGATAGTTGGCGACGGTCGATAGCGCCCCATCGAGTTGCCACGCATCACTCGCCTGGAAGAACTGCTGTTGCGCTTGCCGCTCTATCCACCGCGACCCAAACCGGAGTACCGAGAAGTACACTACCGCAGACTCACCCTCTTGCACCGTTGCAATCGACTCAACAATCCCATTCGGCGTATCGTGCCGCGCCCACCCAAGCACTTCCTCTTCCTTGAGGTAGGTGAGGGATAGAAGCGTCCCTGTGTCGAGCACCGCCCACACAATCTTACTCGGTATGTCCTGATGGACCCACTCTACGATCCGGTTGTAGGCGAAGAAGTGGTTGCTCAGAACGGTTATGTCTTTCCCAGCATAGATGTTGGCATAGAAATTGTAGATGAGACTTCGTGGCGTTCCCTCGCGTTGCACATAGAGGATGTCATGGTCTATCAGGATCGGCTCTACATCCGCCGATCCGAACTGCGATTGGGGAACAATCACAGCGTTGGTAGGTGTTACAGCGGTAGGATTGCCTGCCGTACTACTACCGCCAGTTAATTGCATAACCGCGGCGTTGGTCCCTATGAGAAGCCCGCCAGGTAAGGCATACATCCAATAGATATGAGACACCTGTCTATCGAAGATGTCGAACTGGAAAGAGTCACTATCAACCGTTGGGTTGCTGGTACGGAAGTCGTCGGGCGCATCAGGCCTCGAAGCGAATATAGAGATCGGCTTTTTGTCAGTTGCGGCATAAACTAGGCGTTGCTGGAAGATACCTACTGCACCGGGCTCGAGCCCGGTTGAGGGGCCAACAGTAAAAGTGGCTGCGAAACCGGACCCGGCACCGACAGCAGTTGCGGTCGGAGCAGTGTACCCGCGCCCAGGATTAGCGATATAGAGGCCAACGATACCTCCAGCGGTCCCAGCGATATTGCTTCCCATTACCGGATACACGACAGCGCCGGTCCCGGTAGTGTCTGTAACTGTTATCGTTGTTGCGCCTGGCAAATACCCGGAACCCGCATTTGAGATGGCGTAGCCCGTAAGGGCTCCTGGCGCGAACGGATCGCCGGCCGAGATTGGTGCCTGTGCAAAGTCAGGTACGATGTTAGAGTCGGTAAACTCTACTCCATAGCTGTAGCCAACAAACCCAAACTGTTCATTAGGCAGCGGCACTCGATTGCCATGAGCTGGTAGCGCCTTCCATACTTTGAAGTAAGCAGCAGGAGCAGCGGTCCATCGTACCGTTACCGTTCCCTGCGTAACCGCGATATTTATCCCAGCGTCACTGACCATCGGTACAGCCGGAAGGCTCTCTTCGCCATTCGCATTCACTGCACTGACACAGTACATATAGCGCGTTTCGACGGCAGGAGCTGGCGTTACGCCAGTTGCGGCAGGGCTGACGGTAACACTACTCATCACTGGAGCCGTTACCATCGGAGTCGATGATATGGGCAAGAGTGTCCAGTTATCATCTGCGAGGCGCGACAGCTTCATCCTGATACGACCGTGACATGCAATCCACATCACATCGGCCATCTGCACATAGCGAAGTCTGCGCAGGTCGGCCTCGGTGTAGGGTGTCAGTACGTCGTAATCGACACCACCAGATTGGATGAACCCGGCATTCGAGCCATTCGGATATGAGGCCGTACCAGGATTTTTGATAAAGCGTATGTGCCCGGCGCTGAATACCAATATATAGCTCTGGCCGATATCTGGCGAGAACTGAAAGGGTATCAGGCGAGCGTAGCCGGGAGTGGCTGGGTAGCCAAGGAATTGGGTGCCGGGGCGCACCGTAGCGCCGCCACGAGGATCAACGTAAAAGTTCCGTAAGACCGCGCAGCCACTCCCATACTTCTGGATGTCCTGGCGGCCATAGAAGCCGGGACTGACCTCGCCGGTAGCGAAGGAGTGCTGCGCAAGGCTTACCGGGGCTTCCCTGTCGGGCATCAGTTATCCGGTTCACAGATTATGGTCAGATCAGCAACACCATCCTCACCAGGTTGCATCTCGAATGTCATTTCAAGCTGTTGGTTGGGAGCAAGCGGTTGTCCACTCGCCATGTTGCTTCGGACCAGCACCGGAACCGGCATCTTATTAGTAAAGTTGAGCTTGATAATCATCAGTACACGCCTCCAGCGTCCTCAACGAACGGGTAGTTGGACCAGCCGCTCCCATGTGTATGCCATCCTCCCCACCAGCCATGCGCGGTCCGCGCCCTGATCCAGTCGGGAGTGTGATCGGTCATGGTCCAACCCTCGTTACCGTCGCGGACCCGCGCCTCGATCAGCGCCTCCCGCGCTATCTGGAGTTGATCGCTGCGTATAGCGCGCGCCTGCGCCTTGTCCTCGATGCACGGGATCGCCAGTCGGGCCGCAAGCGCAGCCACAAACGCACGCCGAAACCCTGGGTCCCAGGCATCCGGGTACATGACCAACCCTGTGTAGACGAGCATCGCCCCGAGTTGGTTGGTCGCGATCACCTTTGTGCTCTCGGGGTTGTGGCCCTCCGTTGAGGCCCAATCGCTCTCTATGAGGTTGGGCAGGGGGGCATCGGTTACGATGAAGGGAGCTGGACGGTTCCACGCAGGCATCGCGTTCAGCGGCGCCCCGCTCGCATCCAGCGCATAAGCATCCAGCCCAAGTACCCACCTTGCATGTACGCAGTCGTTGGGCCACTCGTACATGTAGGCCCAGGGCTGTGGCACCGAGCGATTGGTGTGGTACTCGCCGCTCGCATCGCCGCGCATGTCGATCTGGCGCTGCCTTCGAGCGAAGTTCCACGGTGCCGCAGCGTGCATAGCCCGCAGCATCGGGTCGTAGTTCCTGCGCGCCACATTCGCAGCCCGCGACCCCTCATGAATATCCCCGATCTCCTCAACCCCGATCTCGTCCAGCGCCTCATTCACAATATCATCTGGCGTCGTTGGCATCTTTAGGCTCCTGCTGCTTCGCGGTCGGATGGCCCAGGGCCACCTCGAACTTCTTCGCCAACGTGACGATCATCACCTCCTTGAAGTCCTCGTACCAGACATCGGGGTCGTGAGTGTGTACTATGCAGGTAAGGATCGGGGCCGGATCGTTCCCAAGGAGAACGTAGTTGCTCTCATCGGTCTTGACTCGGAAGCGCATCGCATGAGGACGCCATACCGGCAAGGTGTGCGGCCGGGGCTTCAGCGCCAGTGGCACCAGGCAGTTGTCGGGTTGTGCGTACTCGTAGAGCCACGGCAAGTCCGGATGCAGGACCGGGTCCCACGGCGTCTGCTCGTCGTAATAGGGCGGGGCGCGCTTCAACACCTCGAGGGGCACATCGTCGCGCGCCCACTCCGGCTTGGTCCGCACCAGCAGGGCATCGCGGGTTTCGGCCCAAGCGTTGAGGGCGACTCGCGCCGCCGTCGATCCGTCCCAGATCGAGCCGATATGCCGCTTGTACCCGATGCGGTCGAGCGCCTGGTTGACGACACTTTCAATTGTCATCTCACATATCTCGCAGCTTGGCGATCCCGGCGAAACCCAGCGCCTCGTCCAACTTGACCTTGCTGGCCTCGATGCGGTTCTCGAGGGCGAAGGCCAGCGCTGACGCCAGCATCCGCACAAAGCTCTGGCGGAACATCGCGTCCCACAGATCTTCGGCGACCGCTCGCGTGTAGTGGATTTGGACCGCTTCGGCCCTGGTGCTGATCTGCCGGACCCCCAAGGTCGAGCTTATCGTCCACTCGATTGGGTGCGGGTCGAGGGGCTCGTAGTCCTTTGGGAAGAGCTGTCGGATGCGCAGCGCATCGGTGGGGTAGACATAGCCGTAGACCCAAGGCGGGGCCGGCGGAGGCGGTGGGACCGGGACCAATATCCCTGCGACCAGCGAGAAGTCGTAGTCGCCATCGGTCAACAGGAAGTCGCGGATCGGACCGTAGAGGAGGTTGATGTACGTCGCCTCCGCGCTGCCGTCGTCGAGCGAGGCGATCTTGCTCCGGGTGCCGATCTGGGCCAGAGCCTCGCGTGCCACTTCAAGCTGATTAGCCACGGGATGTCGGCACCAGCTCGCCGAACGGCGTGGCTATAGTCCACTCTTCGCCGTTCTCCAGGACCAGATCGCTCCAGCCGGGGTCTTCCCCGCAGGGCGAGGCCTCCATTATGAAGCGTATCGCAATCGCGATTGGCTCGGCATCCACCACCCCGGTCACGACCCGGTGTGTCAGGATGAACTCGTCGGTCGAAAGCGGCATCACGGCTCCTATTGGTAGGTACAGATCATCGAGAGAAGGTTAGGAGAACCAAGCGCGGTGCCTGCCAGAATGTCGTTTGATCCGGTGGCAGAGGCTACCTGAGAAAACCTTGCCTGATTAGTGGTTGCTGGGATGTTGACGAGATGCTGTGTATGGCCGGCGGTCATCGCCGCGCTCAGCGCACCAATCGAACAACTTCCACCGAACGTCGCGATTGTCGGCATACTGACCGAGAACTGTGTCGCGGTTTGACTGCTCACGGTCTTGCCGCTGTCTAAGTAGTAGACTGTGGTGCGCCCGCCATTGTTCCACCATATCGCTTGCAGTGGTGTGCCCGCAATCGCCGCTCCGGTGTAGGTTGGCGTGTAGGTACAGGGTCCGACCGATCCGTTGGCCCGCAATTTGGGGCAGTCGGCGTTGCCTCCCTCGAACGTCACCGAGCCGGTAAGAGGTCCGCCATAGATTTCGATCGCGGTGGCTGCGCTGCCGATATACAAGGCATCCCCGGTTCCCTGACCCATATCTGTAAACACACTAAGGGACGATAGCTGTAGCACCCCCTTATTCACTCGGATGACATGCGTCCCTACCAGATTGTTCAAGGAGGCCATCTGCGTTCCCGGCCCGACCGTAAGGATCGAGTCGTCGTTTTTCAGGATCGCCAGACCCGGCGCGTTAAGGTATCCCTGGTAGTAGTTGGTCAGACCCGATACCCCGTCCAGCAGCATCGCAACCGGCAGCGGGTCCGCGTTCGCAGCGCTGGTATCGTTATCCATCCAGCAACCATCACAGTGCATAACACTGCCGCCTGCATAATGGATGCCGACATCGTGCCCGAAATTGGTCAGGTGTCTCGCCAGCGGCCCGCCGCCGCCACCGGCCGCGAAGT